GACGGGCCACATGGGATTGTCGTGCGCGCGACGCTCTGCAGTCAGACAGGGGATGTGCTCCTCAGGTATCACGTTGGTGCGTGGCCAAGTATCTATAGGTGGATGGCTTTGCCGGTGGAGAAGGTGACACAAAAGTGACTGAAGAGGAGTGGGGCAGGTGGATGGCGCGACAGCTAGCGCGGTGGACGGCGTGGTTCGACGACTGGTCTGGCATCCTGATCATGATGATCTGCATGCTCATCGTTATCGCGCTCGCGTGTATCTTCCTTCTCTGAGCCCCACGCTGCTCCTCCTGCTGCTGCTCCTCAGCGCCTGTGCGGGACCCCGCGAGCGTATCGTGCTGCTGGGCGCTGAGCCCGGGGAAGCACTGACCGTGACCACGGCCACGGGTACTACCACCCTCACGGCGCCCGACAGCACGGCGAACATCTGGAAGGGCGGGAAGCTCCTGCTCGGGACGCTGCCGCCCGCGACGATTCAGGAGCGCTATGGGGCGGTCATTGCGACGGCGCCAGAGGGGGCAGCCACGTATACGTTCCGGTTCGCCACGGGCAAGGCCGGCCTCAGTGCCGAGGGGCGTGTCACCCTGGGGCACCTGCTGGCAGAGGTCCACCGGCGTGGGCCGGTGGAGGTGGTCATCGAAGGGCACTGCGACCAGGTAGGGACGGACGCGGCGAATGATGCGCTGTCGCTGGCCAGGGCAGAAGCGGTGCGTGCGCTGCTGGTGCAGGGGGGGCTGACCGCGACGTTTGTGCGCGTGACGGGCCGTGGCGAGCGTCAGCCGGTGATTGATGCGCCAGAGCGGCCAGAGCCGAAGAATCGACGCGTCGAGGTGACGGTGCGCTAGGGCATCAGCAGGCCCTCCAATCGGGTGATCTCTTCCTAAGAAATCGTTGCTGGAGACCCCGTACTTCAGTGCGGGGAGGAAAGCAACGTTGCGTTGCAAACGCAACAGTTTTGTGCTACCATTAACATATGAATGAACCTATACATACAAGAGGTTGCGTATACCTGACAGCATATCATATAGTGTGGCGTCCGGTGTATCGTCGTGATGTGCTTCAAGAGCCAGTCAAGACGACGTTGGAGAATCTGTTGCATACGATTGCCCACCAGAACCACATGGATGTTTTGGCTGTCGATGTCCAACCGGATCACGTACACCTCTTCGTCTCTATGCCGCCTACGATGTCTATCGCGCAATCCGTCAAGCTCTTCAAAGGTATTTCTGCTCGCCAACTCCGCTTGATGTATCCCCAGCTCCGCAAACGCACGCGCTCTGATAGGCTGTGGGCTCCAAGCTATTACGTTGGCACGGCTGGGCATGTCTCTGCTGATACGATAAAGAAGTACATCGAAGCGCAAGAGAGCCACCATGCCAAGTAGTATGCTGACCTTCAAATACAGGATCAAAGACTCTACAAGCAGTAAGCACCTTGTGCGCCTTGGCTGGGCCGTCAATACCGTCTGGAACTTCTGTAACGAGGTATCCATGCTGGCGCTGCGTCGAGACAAGCACTGGCTGTCTACATTTGAACTGATTAACCTGTGTGCTGGCGCTGGCGCTGAACTTGGTTTGCATTCTGACACGATCAGCGAGATATGCCGGGAGTACGTTGCGAAGCGTGTGGCTGCCAGGAAACGACGCTTGAAGTGGCGTAGCCGGAAGCGGTCGCTTGGATGGATACCGTTCAAGGCACGCTTTCTGAAGATTGACGACGACTCCATCAAATATTTGAAGCGCCGTTTCCGCTTTTGGCTCTCGCGTGCGATTACTGGAAGAGTGAAGACTGGCAGCTTCACGCAAGATGCGAGAGGCAGATGGTACGTCAACTTCCAGTGCGAGGTTGAAGACGCCAACGTACCTGTTGGGGACACAGAAATCGGTATCGACCTGGGGCTTACCAACCAGCTCTGGTGCTCTGATATGGATGAGCCCTACTCCAGAGACAACCTGACGCGGACGCATGAAGACGCGCTGGCTATGGCACAGAGAGCTAACAAGACGAAGCGCGTCAAGGCTATCCACGCCAAGATTGCCAATTGCCGCAAGGACTGGACGCACAAGACCACGACAGCCATTGTGCACCGCGCTAAGCTGATCGCTGTCGGGAATGTCTCCAGTACCAAGTTGGTCAAAACTCGGATGGCCAAATCTGTGCTTGATGCCGGATGGGGCCAACTTCGCACATGCCTGGAATATAAAGCCAAGCGGCTTGGCGTGATCTATGGCGAAGTCAATGAATCCTACTCCAGTGTGACTTGCTCGGCTTGTGGTGCTCGCACCGGGCCGAGTGGACTGAGTGCGCTGGGGGTAAGAGTATGGACGTGCGCTGGTTGTGGTGCTGTGCATAAACGGGACCGCAATGCTGCGCATAATATACTCCGTTGCGGACGTGCAACGCTCTTAGGAATCCCGCGACTTTAGTCGTGGGAGGACGTCAAGCACTCTGGTCCACCGATCGCTGCCAGCGGTCAGGAACCGGATGCCTTTGCGCTGGTTATCGAGATCCTGACGCACGCTCGTATCTTTTTCTTTCTCGTGGGGAGGAAGAGTCGCTGACACGCTGTCACTATGCGTCGTTGCTGGCGCTGCGCGATAAAACGCTGGGATGGGCAGCAGGCAGCGGTAGAGATTAATACCGCAACCGTGGGCGGTACGATAGACGGTTTTGGCGAAGATGCCCATGGCGACGAGCTTCCCCGCATGGCGGAAGGCAGTACGCACGGAATAGCCCGTTTTGTGGGCCATAAACTGGTGGGCGACACGACCATACCCGGCACCGTTGAGACGATGCGCAATTTCAAGGGCGGTGAATTTCAGGTTGCCGTGGAGTTGCGGACAGGACCGGATGGCTGCTAGAATGCGTGTTGACATGGCTCTCCTATGTCCAGATAGGGGAGTGCATAGGAATCGGGCTGTGCTTTGAACACGGCCCGTTCCGCCTCAGTAGACGCCCCTTCTACCACACTCCCGTACCCCAACACAAGCCCTACCTCGCAAACAAGGGCAAGTCCTCGTAGTGCTCCACCCGGGGGGCCGCGCCGTCAGTCCACCTCCTGAGCGCCGCCAGGCCCAGCCGCTCGCGGGCGATGTTGGTCAAATAATCGAGTGACAAGTCGAGCCCGACGCCGTGATGGCCTCCTTGAACCTCCCCCGGCTTTAGCCGTGGGGAGGTTCAAGGAGGAACCTGTCAAGGGGAGCACTGAGAAGTGCTCTCCAGCACTGTACCTCAACCTTGGGATGTTAGTGAGGTTAATTTCTAACCTCAGCACTGGAGAACTACGCATGGACCTTAACGAGTATCAAAAGCTGGCACGTCGTACCAGTGCATTTGCACCTATTGACACGCGCAACAATACTGACAGACGTGAGAACATGCTCATGGCAACACTAGGTCTCAATGGCGAGGCAGGCGAAGTTGCTGATCATATCAAGAAGATGGTCTATCACCTGGATTCACCAAACTTGGATAAACTAAGCGATGAAATAGGTGATGTACTCTGGTATGTTGCAGAGCTGTGTAGTGCACTTGGATTCAACCTCAACTCAGTAGCAGCGCAAAACATAGCGAAGTTGCAGTCACGTTATGGCAGTGCTTTTAGTACTGAGGCTTCAATCAACAGGAAGGAAGAATGCTGAGGTTATAATTTAACCGCAACACTCCCAAGTGTTATGGTACAGCTCTCCCACACTCCCGTACCCCAACACAAGCCCCAAGCCTCGTCCCTCCCCACGTTGAAGAAGGCGTGGCGTTCTGGAAGGTTCAGCCACACAGCAGGCGGTAGAGGCGCAGGGGCTCAGCCATGCGCCTCGTCCTCCGGTGTCGGCGGCAACGTCCAGCGGCCCTCCCCCGGGCGTCTGGGCGGCGCGGCGTCCTGCACGCCTTCCTCCAGGATCTGGTCTAACAGCACGTCCAGACTCTCCACGATCGCCTCCAGCGCCAGCGTGTGCGGCGAAATGTCCAGGCGCACGCATTCCGCCTGGAGCGCGTCTGCGACGGCGCAGAGGGCAGAAAACAACGCTTTTTTCGTCACCGTCCCTCCCGGAGCCGCCGGCTGACCCCGCGCTGCTGCCGCTCCCATTGTTCCTGTTGTCGCGCCGCCTGTCCGTACAGATCACCCCCGGCCTGTTGCGCCGTGGCCTGCGTCTGCCACTCGACCGGGGAGAGCGGCCGCGTCGTGACGTCGACTGCCCCCGTGGCCCACGTGTGCAGGCCACAGCGCGTACAGTGCCAGGCGCGGAACACGTCCATCCAGCCGTCAGTGGCAGGCAAGGAGAGATACGTCGTGCAGCCGGGAGACCACAGGTGCGTCTCCAGGGTGGCGTAGGGGCGCGGCGTGGTCATGGCGTGTCCTTTCGAGAAACCCCTTGCTTCAGCTATGGGGAGGTTGACGGCGTGTCCTCGTGCGCGTGCTTCTGCACGAGACGCATCAGCGTACCGGCAATGTTGCCGGCCAGGAAGGCACGGGTGTCGTCGTCGAGCAGCCCAGGGCGTAGCTGGTCAAGGATGCCCCAGGCTTCGGTGATCGCCCAGGTCGAGCCGGGGGGGTAGAGAGACGGATAGGTATGCTCGGGCTCAGGCACGGTTGTTCTCCTCAGCGGTGACAGAACAGGCCACAGGGACTCCCATCGTCCACCGGCGCCGTCGTATAGACTGCCTCTGGATCACTGCACACGCACTCGTGAGAGTGCTTACGGCTGCGGTCAACCAGCCGATGGTCGCGCATGGATGTCAGTCCTCCTGGACTGGCTGCCTGTAAGGCAGCGACAAGCTACGGCACTTCAGTGCCAGTAGTCGTTGACGGCACCAGCCCGTCCACGTTGGGCGCCACCGGCACCAGGATGTCTCCCCGCGCGTGCCACACCTGCACCCCCTGCGACTGCGCCCCGCGGCGCGCCGCTTCCGCCCGCCACACCGCCGCGTCCACCGCCAGGCGTTGCGGACACCCGCCAAAGCCGCAGACGACGTAGACCGTCTGCCCGGACGCCGCGTCCGTCGGGCTGTGGGCCGCAGACAGCGGGTGGTGCTGCGTGTCGTGGGCGTCCGGGCTGCGGATACCGGCGATTAGCATGGCGCGTCCTCCTTGCGTGCGCCCAGGTCGAGGGGCGGAAAATCGGCGTGGTCGAGCACGGCGTCAGCAGCCACCTCCCAGCACATCTGGACGAGGAGCGGCAGCGATGCCCACGGTTCCGGCATCACGGTGCCACTGGTATGGTGTTGATACGCCATACAATGCTGCCGGTATGCCGCATACGCGATCTGGCCGGGGGTCTGTGCGTCGTTCATGGCGCCTCCTTCTGGGGCGCGTGGATCACCACGGCTGGCGTCTCTTGGTCGTAGGCAGCTTCCCAGCCACGCCCCCCGCAGAACACACAACTGGCAGACCAGCTCTCGCTCTGGCAGTGGCGACAGGGTTGTTCAACCCGGGGCTGACACCAACAGTCCCGGTCCTCGGTGCGGTGGGTTCGCTCGTTCACGGCGTGTCCTCCCGTTCCTGTACGTGCCTGGGGGCGCGAAGCCCGTCTCATCAGAAAACCTCTGAGAAACCCCGGCGTTCAGGCCGGGGAGGAAAAGAGGTTGCCGCCAACGAGCGGCAATTCCTTGTGTGGCGGAGCCACATTGCACTAGCATAGGTTACAAAACAACTGGTACACGCTATCCAGAGCTGAAGGCACCCGCATGCGGGGTAAAACGGTCGGGCTCTGGTCTATGCCGCCATACTTTTTTCCAAGTTCAAAGGCATGCGAGCAATTGGGGCACTGTCAGTCTGCCCTAACGGAGCTGGGTACCGGCTCCCGTGGTAGCGCGTGCTGCGAGGGCTCCCCTCTCGCGGTTGTAAGCCAGCGGCAAGCCTCGTCCTTCAGGGCGAGGTGCTGACGCGATATCCGCTTATTTTTCAAGTCTTTCCATAATGGCCTGATAGAAGTCCGGGTGCAGGTCCATGCCCGTGTGCGCCTTGACGAACGTTTCCACCGCCTCACGGCTTTTCACCTCGGGCGCCCGTGCCTGGACGAGCTGCCAGATGCGCTGGCGGAGCGCGGCGGCGGGATGGAGCGGGTTGGGCTTCACCGGCTCCGTCTCCTGCATCTCTTCCAGATCTTGCGTAAACACATCACTCAAGCAGCCGGTCCGCAGCACCGCGCTCACACAGGCCGACTTTTCCGCCATCTTGATCGCCTTGTTGACGTCGCCGCCATCCTTCTTGAGGGACCTGGCGCCGCGACCTTCGCCCACAATCTCCCCGCTGCGGGTGCGCAATGTGCAGACATAGCAGACGAGGTCCTGCGGACGGCCGAGCATCTCCCAGGTGCCGGTATCGGGGGTGAAAGACGCCTGGATTTTGAGCCAGCCCATGACCTTTTCGGCGCCGGCTTTCGACAGCGACGGCTTCGAGTCTTTGCCGCCGATGCGCAGCGTGTAATAGTCGATGTTGGCTTTCAGCTCCTGCTTGAGAAAGCGTTGCACCACCTGGCGTTGCGTGGTCCACACAGTCAGGGCACGCTCCAGGTCGTCCTCCTGGGGGGCGACGGGGGTCAGCGCGCGCGTGGCTCTCGGGGCCTCTGCGACTGCCACAGGCGCGTCCTCGGTGTCGGGCTCAGGGATATACTCGTCTGCGGGCATAACGTCTCCTTGTGGTGCTGGGATGGGTAACACGGCGAAACGTTCGTCAATCGTGGTTGGGGGTAAGGGCAAGGGCAGCGTCTCGTCATCGACGGGGGAGCCGTTGCCGAGGGCCTCGTCATCGGGGGCGCTGGCCAGGACCTGCGGAGCCTTCTCGGCCATCGTCCTGGCGAGCTTCACCGCCACGGCGTGGACGCACCACCTGCTCGGCCCTTTCTGGCTTTGCGGGCAGGTGCAGTGAAACCCCGTGATGTCGTAGGGCTTCGTCGAGCCGTGCACGGTGGCGGTGCGGTCGTCATGGAGCTGCACGCGACTCAGGCGGACCAACTCGCCCGCCCGCACCAGCCGACAGGGGGCCTTCTCTTCCGCGTGCCAGTAGGGGGCACATTCGAGGCGCGTCATCGCCTGCGCCAGGGCCACCGTAAAGTGATCGCCGTAGAGATCGTCCACAGCCTTGTGTACTCCGTTCGTAGCAGGTAAGATCATCGTCGACTCTCTTGCTGAGGTGAGGGAGTCCAGCAGGCCAGCTTCACTCAGTGGTGGGGAGGGCTGGCCTGTCGTGTGTCTGGGTCACACTGTTACATAAGTACAATACAATAATTGTACTATATTAACATTGGACTGTGCTACTGAAAAATGCCTCCTGCGCCAGGTTTTTCTCTGCCTGTTCTTCGAGATGTTCCATCACAATCTGCGGCCATTTCTCACCCTCTTTGACGACAATCTGGGTGGGGTCTACGCAGCCCTGCACGACCTGCAAGCCCTGCCTGGCGGTGAGTGGTGCAGGGAGGTGCCGCCGCTGAAACCACGCCATGGCCTGTTCCCTCGCCCACCCCTGATGCTCGAGACAGAGATAGAGCGGCACATACCGTTGTGGACGGCGCTCGGGACAAAAATAACTGACCAGGAGCATCTGCTTCCCGGCATACTTGGGATTGTGCGACGTGACCACCCGGTAGTGGACCTGCGTCACCCGGTAGGTTGCCACGGTGGGCGCCATGGGCTCGCCCATCGGATCGCGGAGACTCGCCCGTGCCAGATGCCGGGCCGCGCGGGCCCGCGCCTCGGCCTGACGTCGCTCTTCCTCCTCAGCCTCGACCGCCTGGAGATCGGGACTTTTCTCGAGTGTGGCGAGTGCATCCAGGGGCGTATGGCGATCGAGATTCCCCGCGAAGTCCAGGACGAGGCAATCGACTTTCCCCGGGGCTTGACGTGTGCCACGCCCGAGCATCTGTACGACCAGGGCTTTACTTTGGGTCGGACGCAGGAGCACCACGCAATCAATGTCGGGAATGTCAAAGCCCGTGGTGGCGACCTCACAATTGACCAATGCCTGGATCTCCCCACTCCGGAAACGAGCGAGCATGGCCTGGCGTTCCTCCTGCGGTGTCTCGCCAAGGAGCACCGCAGCCGTGATGCCACGCTCCCCAAGGGCGAGACCAACGAGCCGGGTGTGGGCGACGTCCACACAGAACACCAGCCACTTCTGCCGGGACGCACCGAGGCGGCACAGCTCATCCACCGCTCCACGGACCACCTGTTCTTCACACGCCGCCTGGGAGAGATCCGAGGTGACGAACTCCCCGGCTCGGCTGCGTACCTGAGACACATCAATATCATGTGCGGTGAGGACGCCCGCCAGAGGGGAGAGCCACTGTGGGGTGAGATCTCGAATGCCCACATGCACGGGCATGCAATCGAACCAGGTATCCTCGCCCTCATGCAGCAACCCATCGTCGAGGCGGTACGGCGTGGCGGTGAGACCGATACGCTGGGCACCAGGACAGGCCTCGAACACCTGCCCATACATAGAGCGCACCGACGGTGGGGGCACACGGTGTGCTTCATCAACGATGACCGTCCAGAACTCCCCTGCCTGCTGCAGCCGGTCCATCTGGCGGTAGATGGACTGAATCCCGCCAAAGATCACCTGCGCCTCGCGGTCCCGACGCTTGAGCCCAGCGGAATAGATGCCATGCTCGGCGGTCTCCTGATAGGCCGTGAGCTGAGCGGCATTGTGTTCCAGGAGCTCCTGGCGATGGGTGGCGACCAGCATACGCCCTGGCAACCGTTCACACAGGGCGGCGATCACCCGACTTTTCCCGCTACCCGTGGGCAAGGCCAGCACCGGCGAGCCGCCATCCTCGAGGGCCAGCAGACAGGCCTCGACCGCCTCATGCTGATACGGGCGTAAGCGCTCGGTGTGCTGCATGGGGGGAGACCAGGACATCAGATCGAGTTGCGTATCGGCCACAAGACCACCTCCGTGGCAAGACCACCCATTTTTGGAGCTGGTCTTGCATATCTCTACGTCGTTACTCGCGAAAGACCACCAAGACCACAAAGCACACCATTTCCCGTACTACTATAGTATTCACCCCCGTTATCGACGTTATCGACGTTATCGACGATGATGGTGTTTCCGTTTTATATATCTTTTCTCCTTTTATGTGGTCTTAGTGGTCTTAGTGGTCTTGGAGAAGGAAAATAGCGGTTCAACTGCCAAGACCACCCAAGACCACCACAAGACCACCTCGTGTCTTCTGGCCCCCTAGCCCTCGCTGCCAGGCTCAGGCCGCTCAAGAACCCAGGGCCGCACCTGTTTGCCCTCGAGCCAGATACGCGGGCGACGCCGATAGCCCATGAGTTGCAAGGTACTCGTGATCTCCATTTGCAGGGACTTCTCCTTCCATCCTTCTGGACGGATCTGGAGACAATGCTCTGCGATCGCATCCCATGTGAGGATGTGTAGCGGATCATCGAGCCAGTGGGGAATCCATTCGGCCAAGCGTTCTTGATAGACTTTGACTTCCCGCACATCCTCGCGACGCGTCTCCGCCAAGACGTGGGCCTCATCCGAGAGGCGCCACCAGTCTTTCGGATGTGCCTTGTAGTATGCCAGCGCCTCCGCCAGGAGTTGCGTGCGCAGGAGTTCGAGCGCCTCGAGGTCGATCTGTGCCCCGGTCTCAATGGGGAGATAGCGTGTATTGCCTGTGGCATCGCGGAGATAGGCATGCTGGTTCGTGGTGCCCACAAAGATGCAGCGCCGGGGATGCCGTACCTCACTATTGCTGTACTTGGGGATAAAGACATCCTCGCGGAGACTAATAAACGCTTTCATGCGCGTCTCCTGCGTCCGTGAAAGTGCATGGAGTTCGGCGAGTTCGACCACCCATTTCCCCTGGAGGCGCATCTGGGCCTCTTTGCTCTCGAGGTCCTGCATCAGTTCGCCGTACCACTCGTCACTGGCGAGCAGCCGGACCAGTTCGCTTTTGCCTGCCTCTTGCGGTCCCTGGAGAATGACGACGAAGCGGTAGAGTTGCCCCGGGTCCATGGCCCGGGCGACCATCGAGACGGGGAGCAGCCTGGAGACGGCCTGGCCGTAGGCATCCGGGCTCGTGTGGGCCACCTGTGTGAGCCATGAGGTGAGGCGCGGCGTCTCATCCCAGGGAGGGAGGGCCAGCAGTTCTTCCCGCAAGAGGTCCCTGGGATGCTCGGCACATTCTGCAGCGAGGGCATCTTTGACCTGCCTGGTCTGCATCAGTGGCAGCGCTTCCTGTTCCCCAAACCACTGGGTAATTCGCGTGATGGTGACGTCATCGACGGGGAGATCGCCGAGCATCGGGCGGTTGTGCAGGACATCGAGCCAGAAGCGCTCCTTCCAGAAGTGGTGATGCTTGAGGAACATGCCCACATTAAAATATGTGGGTTTGAGTGTACCACTCACGCTGTATTCGAGCTGTCGCCGCCAGGCGTGATCGTCACGGATGTGCTCGCGGCTGCGGACACGGCGTTGTGTCTGCGGTTCGGCCAGGGCGAGGAGATCCTCGAGCGTATGGCCCTGGGCGAGAAAATCATCGACGCCCAGCTTGTGCTCGCTGTCCGGCAGATAAATCACCTGGGGCAGCGCTTGGCGGTCCTGGAGGAAGCGGCGCAGGGCGTGTAAGGCGTGTTGCACAGTGGTCTTGCGGCTGACATCGTTGTCATAGACGATGTACACCGTGCGCTCGTTCAACGCGACATACTCCCATTCGGGGAGGATGACCTGTCCGCCGTGGCCATTCTTCCCACGGAAGCCCCACACGCCATTGAGGGCGATGGTACAGGCGCCGATGGATGCCAGCGCATCGCCTTTTTTGACGCCTTCGGTGAGAAAGAGGGGGACGTGGGGGTTGCCGAGATCCGCTTGGACTGCAGGATGGCAGTCGAGGGTGAGGGTGACACCAGGGGGCAATTCGTACTTATTGATCTTCCCATCTTTATACTGGCGGGGAGCATTCGGCCGGAGGGAGACCCCTGCCTGGGCACCGTGCACATTCCAGAGAGGAATCAGGAGACCTGGCACCAGCCGGGATTGGGTTTTACTGAACTGACAATCGAGGGCCTCGCCCGGGTGGTCGAGGGACGCATAGCCGCGCTGTTGGATGATCGTTGGCGTGAGGGCCGATTGTCTGAGTTGGTCGTGATGGGCTGAGGTCAGCATGCTCGCTCCTCAATGTGCCACACTATCTTCATAAACTAAGTAACTACAGTCATTATACTACAATAACTTGACGAGAGCAGCGTCACTAGGTATATTCAAGTAACTCTCTTTCCTCACAGGAGGTGCTATGGCCAGCGTGACAATGCCGTATAAACTGCAAATCTTTTTACCTGACGATCTCCGCAAAACGTTGAAACGGCTTGCTAATCAATACGATACGAGTATGCAGCAATTCTTGGTGACGTTGCTGACAGAGACCACGACGCGCTTGCGTGAGCACACGGACCCCGCCTTGCATGAGGTCATGACGGCGCAGGTATCGGAGCACGCGTAATGGGTGCTCCCTTGCTGCCCCAAGATATTGCGTTGTCGGTGCTGCCATCGGTGGCGTTCGTGGCGCATCGCGAGGTCCCCAATTGTGCGGCGATTTCTATGGCACACCGGCCTTGCTCCAGCACCACCTGGCGATCCACGGCGCTCGGCATGCCCTACGTCTCCCCGCGCAATCGCGCCACCATGCTGTCCCACGCCTCGGGCCGATACATCCCCGCCTCGACCTGCGTCACCGCACTGAGCAGGCGCAACCAGTGCGCTTGTTGGAGCGTCAGCACGCCATCAGCACTCTTGAGTTCCCAAAAGAGCGCCGTGCCAGGCTGGTCTGCGTGTGGGGGTCGGACAAGGACAAGATCCGGAAAGCCACTGGGGCTTCTGCGACTGTCCTTCGTAAAATAGCCAGCCCAGCCAGAGGACTTTGCCACGCGCAGGACAGCGGTCTGGAACGCCCGCTCCGTGATCGCTGGCGCGGCCTCGGGCACCACCACCCCGGCACGGACGGCAAGGACATGGCACGTGGGGCACAGGGTCATCCCGGTACAGGTACAGCCGCGCATCTAGGCGTCCTTCGCCGGCGTCAGATCGGGCTCAGACGCGCTGACGTCCTGGGTATCGTTCATGGCCCGCAACTGGTAGCGCACGCCGCTCCGGAGCCGGCTCTGCTCGTCGAGCCGCGCCATGACGCGCCAGCGGCCGTCCGGCTCCAGCGCCCAGCGCACCCGTTGCCCGAGGGTGGAGAGGAAGGTGATGGGGACCAGCTCAGCCACGATCGTCCCCTTCCAGCCACACGTGGCGCACCTCGGGGACCTGCTGCAGCACCCGTCGGGCATACGCTGTGAGGTGCGGGACGGTCTCCATGGGGGCGGGGTGCGGGGGATTGTCCGTCGGGGTGCTGCCGAAGTTCAGCACGGCACAGCTATGGCAGAGCCCCGCATGGCTCTGGTCGCAGGCACGGTGCCAGGGATACGGGTCAGCACAAATACTGCACACAAGCATGAACAGACCCTCCTCAGCGCGGGGCAATACCGCAGGGATGATGCGCGAGACAGCATGCATGCGGGGTCCCATTCTCGCGGCGTGCAACGCCGTCGAGGCAAAGTTGACATAAACGCGTCTATCAGAAGTGCATCCTACGCCACCAGCAGCAGCAGCGTGGGGGCCGCCCACCGGGCGACGAGCAGCAGTCATGAGGCACGGGAGCCCGTGTGGGGGAGGTGGTCATCCGGTTCCTGGTCGTTAAAGAGGCTCCAGAGTGGGACGTGCAGGGCACCGGCGATGCGGTACAGCAGTCTGACGTTCGGGCTATGGCGGTCGTTTTCGATGGCCGAAATAAGCTCTCGGGAACAATGTGATTGGGTGGCCAGAGCGGCTTGACTGAGGCGAGCCCGTTGCCGGAATTCTCGCACACGCAGGAGCATGAGGTCCCCCTCTCCTTCAGTGTTTCTCATGTATGGCAACCACCTTACCATAAACAAAAAGGGCACGTGAACAGAAAAGAAATGAGGGGAACAAATTTGGCCATGCTGGTGTTGGTAATATTGTTACCATTTTCGCTATCTAAAAAACTGTAATAGTTCTGGGAGTTTTTCTGTTGTGGTAATATTCTTACCGGAGGACCTGGACGATTTTTTTGTGCAGCGGGGGGACACAGGAAAGGAGTGGGTGTGCCAGGGTCAACGCGGGTGCAGCGTATTGGCAAAAATATTCGTATGTACCGGGACCAGATCGGGGTGACGCAGGATGACCTGGCCACCCGGGTAGGGTTTGCGAGTGGCGCGACGATTTCAGCGATCGAGGCGGGGGAAAAGGCGCCGTCCGTCGAAAAGCTGATGGATATTGCGATTCAATTGGGGATCGGGGTGAGCCAGCTGGTGGGGGAACAGAGTGCCGGGACGGCGCATATTACCAACAATGCGAACGGGGACCACCAGACGGTGTATCAGCATGTCGAGGGGCTGCTGGCGCAGTCGGAGGAATTGCAGGCGGCCCTGCGGGACATGGTGCGGGAAGAATTGGCGGCGCACCTGGCGCAGGTGGTGGCCGAGGTCGAGCGCGTCACGCGCCGGGTGTTTGTGTCCTTCTTCCGGGCGCGTGACGCGGGCGAGGAGCTGCGTGTGGGTGGACCTCTCGACGGACCTTCCGCACCCAGCCCAGACGCTGGGCCACCTGCCCCAGCGTGAACTATGGCGCCGCCAGCATCCGGCGCAGCACGCCTCCGCAGGCGCGGCGGTGTGATGGCAGACCCGGTACCCGGTGAAGGATCCGGGCATGTGCGGGTCTGCTCTCTCCGCTTCCAGCCGCGCCTCTGTAGAGGCAGCGGTGCTGACCGTCGTCTCCTTTCGCGTTGGCCCACGCGCCATGCGCAGATGCGCGCCATCCAGGAGGGCCGCTCGTGCTTCCCATCGTCCGCTGGCCCATCACCTGCCCCTCCTGCCGGGGCACCGCCCCGCTCACCGCCTACGACCTGCGTCAAGGGGCGATCTACACGTGCACCGGCTGTCAGGCCCTGCTGCGGGCCGCCATGTGGCGGACGGAGACGACCAGCAGCGGCCATCTGCGGTGGCTGGTCCCCCTGTCAGAGGAGGGCGCCTCTGCCTGACGGACGACGCCTGAACTTTTCCGCTTGACATGCCTCACACGCTCATTTACCTTCACGCTCGTGTAGGTAGTTCGTAGAGGATACATACATATGAGTATAGTATGTATGTTTCTGATGGAACTACCTGCGTCTACTCCCCGGTAGTTCCATCCTCTACGATCTCCTGTGCATGCCATCAGACTCTCTGAATTACCACACCCGCCGTGTGCCGCCTCACCCCCGGCACACGGATGGGGGACGCTATGCCGCGCACGACCACACGCACGCTCAGGCCCCTGCAACAGCGCTTTGTCGATGAGTACCTCATCGATCTGAACGCGACGCAAGCGGCTATCCGTGCCGGCTATAGTGCGACAACCGCGCGGTTCATCGGCTATGAAAACCTCACAAAACCCTACATTGCCGAGGCCATCGCCGCCCGCCAGCAGGCCCTCCAGGCCGCCTGTGCGGTGACGCAAGAACGGGTGGTGACCGAACTGGCGCATGTGGGCTTTGCCGATATGAGTACCTACATGCGGTGGGGGGGAGATGGGGTGCGTCTGAAGGATTCTGCGAGCCTGACGCCGGCGCAGCGCCGCGTGGTCGCGGAAGTCTCGGAAACGACGACCGAACATGGCGGCACGATACGCCTGAAGCTGCACAATAAGTTGCAGGCGTTGGAAAAACTTGGGGAGCACCTGGGCCTGTGGAAGGGTGCGCAGGCTGACGTCAACCTTACACAGTATGTGCTCACATGGCTGTCCAAATCCCCATCCTAGCGCCGGACCTCCGGCCCTTACAGCAGCAGCTCTTTGATGGGCGCCAGCGCTTTAACGTGTGGGTCTGTCATCGCCGCTTTGGGAAGACCGTGTTGTGCCTCTATGCACTCCTCGATGACGCGCTGCTGAACCAGCGTGTACGACCCCGGTATGCCTATATTGCCCCGATCTATAAGCAAGCGAAAGCCGTGGTATGGGATTATCTCAAAGCCCTTGCGGCGACGGTGCGCGCCTTTGTTCCCAACGAAGCGGAGTTACGGCTGGACCTCCCGAATGGCGGACGTATCCAACTCTTCGGTGCCGATAACCCCGATGCCTTGCGCGGCATGTATCTTGATGGGGTGGTTTTCGATGAGTATGCCCAGATTCGCCCGCGCACCTGGGCTGAAGTGGTGCGCCCGGCACTCACGGATCGCCAGGGTTGGGCCGTGTTCATCGGCACGCCCATGGGCCACAACCACTTTTACGACCTCTACCAGCAGGCGCAGGCCCGGCCCGATTGGTCCACGGCGCTCTACCGTGCTGACGAGACGGGGATTCTGCCTGACGCTGAACTTGACGCCGCCCGCCAGGTGATGGCGCCCGAACAATATGCGCAAGAGTTTCTCTGTAGCTTTGAGAGCGCCCTCGTGGGGTCGTACTACGGCTCCTACCTCGAGACCGCGACCGCGGAAGATCGCATTACCCGCGTGCCGTGGGAACCCCAGACGCCGGTGCACACGAGCTGGGATCTGGGGATCAGTGACGCCACCGCGATCTGGTTCCTGCAACCGGTGGGCCGCATGCTCCACGTGATCGACTACCTCGAAGCCAGCGACCACGGCCTGGAGTGGTACGCGAAAGCGTTGCGCGAGAAGCCGTACACGTACGGCCGGCACTACTTCCCGCATGACATCGAGGCCAGGGACTTTAGCAGTGACGGCCGCACGCGCCTGGCCATGGCCGAGCAGTTAGGCCTGAAGCCCGCCGTGGTGGTCCCCAGGGGCGATGTCGCGGACGGTATTCAGGCCGTGCGTACCCTCTTTCCGCGCTTCGTGTTCGACAGCGAGAAGTGCTACGAGGGCCTCGAGTGCCTGAAGGCGTACCGCCGCGAGTGGAGTGAGACGCGCAAGGCGTGGATGGAGCACCCGCTGCACGACTTTTCGAGTCACGCGGCGGACGCCCTGCGCACCTTCGCTCGCGCCTACCAGGAGGACACGCCTGCGGTGGTCATGCCGCAGCTGCCGCAGGGACCGCCCTGGGCGCGGGAGCGTTTTTGGCGGCAGCACGGGAGAGGACGCTAGGCCATGGCCGACACGACAACGCTCGCTCCGCTGACCAGCGTCGACCGTGAGGCCATTGCGCCTGAGGGCGACGAGCACATACTTGCGACCGCCCTTGCTCGCTTTCGTGCCGCTGCTGATGCTGAGGACGACGAACGGGAACAGCAACTCCACGCGGTACGGTTTCGTGGGGGAGAACATCTGGCGCCGCAGCGTCCTGGCACCGGGGAAGTGTACCAGGCCCCACTCCTCACGGTTGACCGCGTACGCCAGCACGTAAATCACGTCATAAATTCGTATAGAAAAAATCCTCTTTCAATTAGGATTCGGCCGAAATCTGGTGGTGCCACGAAGCACGTTGCAGAGCTGCTCGAAGGACACATCAGAAGCATCGAGCAAGAGAGTGAAAGTTCAATTAGTTATACAAATGCGCTTGATAATGCCGCCTCGGTTGGCACGGGCTACTTCCGCCTGGTGATCGACTATCCCGACCCGTGGTCGTTTGAGCAGACCGTGAAGATCGAGCCGCTCTACAACCGCTTCGCCGTGTTTATGGACTCGGACGCCCGCCATCCGGCTGCCCTCGACGCCAACTGGTGCTTTGTGACCGCCATGATGCAGCGTGATGCCTTCATGGCCGAGCACAACAAACAGCCGCCGTCCGTGGCCGAGTGGGTGGCCCTGGGCAATGACCGCGAGTGGTACACCGGGGATGAAGTCCAGGTGGCCGACTACTATTACCGCACCTGGGAGCGCGCCGAACTTGTCCGTATGCCCGATGGCACGGTGCTGCCCACGACAGGCCTCGACGACCTCGACCCGACCTGGCCGAAGCGGATCACCCGTATCCCGCACGTGTGGTGGGTACAACTCTGCGGCCACGCCATCCTCGCCAAGGAACGCTGGAAGGGCGCCTACATTCCCGTCATCCGCGTCGAGGGCGACCGCCTCGTGCTGGACGGCCAGATGCAGCGCACCGGCATGGTGCAGGCGAGTATGACGCCCGCGCTCGCCTATGATTACTTTTTCAGTGCCCAGACCGAAGCGATTGCCCTCGCGCCCAAAGCCCCCTGGCTCGTCTACGCGGAGCAAATCGCCGGCTATGAGCAGTACTGGAACCGCGCCAACGATGCGTATCAGCCGTACCTCCTGCACAAGGCCGTCAGCATCAATGGTCAACTCTTGCCCCCGCCCCAACGCGCCACGGTTGAGCCAGCCATACAAGCCATAACAGCCGCGCTGGGCACGGCAGACGAAGCGATACGCGCCTCACTCGGGATGTACGCGCCGAGCGTGGGCCAGCCCCAGGGCGATCAGAGTGGGGTAGCCATTCGCACCGAGAAGATCACCGGCGATCAGGCGACGTACAACTACCCCGATAATTTGGCCTGGAGTATCCGTGCCTGCGGGATTCAGTTGGTCGACCTCCTCCGCAAGCTGCACGCCGGCCCCACGGAGCTGCGCCAGGTGGCCACGGATGGGCAGGTCAGCATGGCGAAGGTGAACCAGCCGATTCGGCAGGAGGACGGCAGCGAGCAGCAGCACATGCTCGGGCAAGGGCACTATGACGTGGTGGTCGATGCCGGTCCTGCGTTCTCGACGCAGCGCGAAATGGCGGTTGAGAAGTTAGGGATACTCGCCACAGCCCAGCCTGACTTAGTGCCCTTTTTTGCTGATCTGTGGGCTGGGAATATGGATGTGGCCCATTCAGAAGAGATTTCGGCCCGCTTAAAGACTGCGGTTCCGCCACAGGCGATTGCTGCCACCCAGGATAAAGACCCGGAAACCCGCGTCGCACAGTTACAAACTCAACTCCAGCAATTGGGAACGCAGTTCCAACAACTTCAGCAACAAATGCAGCAGGATAAAGTCACGCAGGACGCTGCTGTTCAGCAAGTGAAGCTTTTAGAACAGCAAGTAGCCACATCACAAGCCCGCCTCGCAGATAAGCAGCAGGAAAATCAATTAGACGCTCAGAAAAATCAGCAGGCCCACGAGTTTAACATGGCCAAGTTGCACCTGGAAGAACAGAAGCTCCTCATGGAGATGGCCCAGATGCAGCAGCAGGCTGTGAACGGGGCAGGAGTACCCCATGCCACCGATTGAAGCCTACACGATCTCGGAACAGGACGGGACGCATATCCCGGTGAGTACGGGTGACGGTTCGACCCGTGGCACGGGCGTGCAGGACGCTGCCGCACCGGCCCAAACCGAGCCGCCTGCTGTCAATGGAGCCCCAGCACCTCCACAGGCTTCTCCTCCCCCAGATTCGGGCTTGGCGGCGCCGGACGCGGGGGAGGGGGAGACCGATCTCGACGAAGCCGCCGCCATGACTCCCGAGGAGTTTGCCGCCTCACGCCGCCGCATCAACCAACTCAATGGCCGTTGGCGTGCTGAACAGCGTCGCCGCGAAGCCGACCAGCAGCAGCACCAACGCGAGCTCGCCGAAGCCAACGCCAAGCTCGATGTCGTCACCCGGCTCTTGCAAGGGGCCGCGCCTGAGCTGCCCCAGACGCCCACGCAGCCCACAGGAGCGCCGCAGGCCGAGCAATTTGACTCGCACGACGCCTACGTCCGCGCTGCAGCCCGCTACGAGGCGCAGCAAGAGTTGCAGGCGCGCGATCAGCAGACGCAGGCGCAGCGCCAGCAGGAACAGATACGCCAGATGCAGCAGCAGCTCATGGAGCGCGAGGCGGCCTTTAAGCAGGCCCACCCGGATTTTGACGACGTGGTCCGGAGTGGCTTAGCCGGGAGGGTCGCCCCGCATGTCCAGCAGGCCCTGATGCTGCTGCCCGAGGGACCGGCCCTGGCCTATCAGTTGGCGCAGCAGCAGGACCTCGTGAGTCGCCTGAACACGCTGCCGCCGCCGCTGGTGTTTGCGGAACTGGGCCGGCTCATGCCGGGGTCGCTGGTGCCAGGCGCGCACGGCAGTGCCCCCGCCGGCACGCCCCCCGCGCCGACGAATGGGCAGGCCCCCACACCACCGTTGCCGGAGCCCATGCGACCGGTGGGGGGGAACGGGAGTGCGCCGCCGCCGGCCTTTCGAGAGGGGATGTCCCTCGCCGACTATAGACAGATGCGTGCCCGCAGGCAGGGGACACGCTAAGGACCATTGCCGCCAGACGATGCCGCCACTGCACACACCGTGCAAGGCTACGCCGCCATGATCTACAACTACTCGTGCCGCCTAGATTGGTGCTATTGTGGCGAACAACACCCTCTTGACGATTGGCGCTATTACCTACGAATTGCTTGACTGTTTCGAGAATAACCTCGTGTTCTGCAAAGGGATCATGCGGCAATACTCCAGCGAGTTCGCGGTTCCTGGGAACAAAATAGGGCCGACCCTGAACATTCGGCTCCCGGCCCAACTCCGCACCACGAGCGGCCCAAACCTCCAGGCGCAGGACTATGAGGAGCAGTTCGTGCCCCTGACGATTGACCAACAAGAGCACGTCGATCTCCAGTTCAGTTCCTTCGAGATGACGCTCAGTTTGGACGATTGGCGGCGGCGCATTGGCCGACCCTCCGGCATTGTCCTGGCGAACAAGGTGGACGCCTTTGGCCTGGCGCAGTATTGGGCCATCCCCAACGCGATCATCTCGCCGCCCTCCTCGCCCACGGTGAGTAAGTGGAAGGCCTACCTCCAGGCGAAGGCGATCCTGGCCGACAACGGGACGCCCGAGGATGGGACCTGGCGGGCGATACTCAACCAGTGGGAGGAAGTTGAGGTCGTCAATGAACTCAAAGGGCTCTTTCAGTCGAGCGAGAAGATTAAACAACAGTATGAGCGCGGCGTGATGGGGACCAGCGGGGGCCTCGATTGGTTCTCCGATCAAAATGTGGCCGTGCATACCAGCGGGCCGTTAGGTGGAGCCCCCCTCCATGCCACGACCGTCGCCGGCGGCGCGAGTATCACCGTCACGGGCTTTACGGCCGCGGCGGCCCTGCGCGCGAACAAGGGCGACATCTTCACCATGGCGGGCGTCAATGCGGTCAATCCCGTCTCCCTGGCGAGTACGGGCAAGCTGCGCCAGTTCACCGTCACGGCTGATGTGAACAGCGCCGCTGACGGCACGGCGACCATCCCGATCTCCCCGCCCATCATCGGGCCAGCCACGCCGGCGAACCCGCGCCAGACGGTGGCGGCCCTGCCCACGGGGAACCCGCCGCTGACCTTTCTCATGACGGCCAATACGGCCTATTATCAAAACCTCGTGCATCAGGAGCAGGCGTTTGCGATGGCCATGTGCCGCTTGCAGGAGCCCTTTTCAGGTCAAAGTGCGTATGCCGTCGATAGTGATGTCGGCGTGGCTATTCGTACCTGGAAAGCGTCTGATATCTCGACGGACATGCACGCGAGTCGCGCCGACGAGGCCTTTGGCTTTGCCGTGACGCGGCCCCAATGGGCAGTACGTGTCCTTTCAACAGTATCAGGTACCTAGTATGGCGAACACCATCTTAACATCTGGCGGCCTGGTCTCGGCTCCCGAGCCTGACCCGCCGCCCCCAGGAGGTCCCCCGATGGCTGAGGAGTTGACCTTTCCAAAATGGTACTTTTCTTCCCAGAATGTTGGCGGCGAGAATTACGGCGGCCGCCTGTTTGAGACGAAGGAAGAATTTGACGCGGCGGGTGGCCAGGCGGTGTGGAAATGCACCCCACAGGAAGCCGAAGCGGCCGCGCTGGAGCCGCCCGTGCCCCCCGATCCGCCACCAGGCGGTGAGGATATGGGCTCTACGGCCCCCCCACGCCCCCCGAGCAGGAGGTAGCCATGAACATTCACGAAACGCGTAGCGTATCCTGTCTTGTCGAGGCGGCCCTGGTGTCGCCCGTCTTTCTCCCCCTGGCTGACCTGCCCGCCGGCGTCCAGCTGATCCCGAGCCAGTGTACGCTGACTATCACCGGGGCACCCAGCCCGCTGGAATGCGCCGTGCAGCTCTGCGCTCCGGGCACCGAGCGCGGCGATCCGGGCACGGCCGTGTTCCAGACGGGGCCGCGCCTGGTGGCTACCGACGGCGAGGCGTTTGCGCTGACGGGCAGTGTGCCGCCGCTCGACGCCGGCGGGGTGCTCGGGCTGGCGATCCCCACGCAGGGCGCGCCCGCCGGGGCGAAGGTCAAGGGGACGCTCTCGCTGGTGCGCTAGGAGGGCGTATGCCAACGATATACGCGAGGCAGCCGTGCACAACAGCGTTAAGACTTTTAGGGGTTGCGGCGGCAGAGCAGCCGATCGATGCCGACCAAGCCGACCGCGCTTTGTCCGCGCTGAATAGCCTTCTTGACGCGTGGTCGACGGACAACCTCCTCAGTTGGACACGGCCAAAAATCCCATTGGCCCTTCTTCCAGGCCAGCAGGTCTACACGTGGGGGGACACCGTGCCCCCCTGCGACATCCCGGGCATTCCCCCCGTGCGCCTCGACCTGTGCCTCTTGGATATTGGCGGGGAGCCCGTGCAGGACTGGCAGGTCACGGTGCTCGACCAGGACCAGTATCAGACCTCCGTGTGGCTCAAGGCCATGCCATCGACCTACGTCGAGTACGTGTATCTGGAGGATACGCAGCCGGTAAAACTGTTGTACGTGTGGCCGGTGCCGCACTACCCCGGCACCACGCTGCAGCTCCTGCCGTGGCCGGCACAGCCGCAGTACACGCATTGGGATGAAGGGCTGGAGTGGCCGAACGGATACCTACGGACCTTCAGCTTCAATCTGGCCGTGGAGCTGGGGCTGGAGTACGGCATCGAGGCCTCGCCCACCGTGCAACGCATTGCCGAGCAGACGAAGCGCGATCTGGCGGTGGTGAACGCGCGCGTCGGGCGGCTGTCGCTCTACCCCGGGCAGGCGGCGCGAAGTAGTGGCTGGGCCGCATTTCAGAGTGGGAGACCGTCTTAGCGCCGATCCGTGCCGAGAAAGCGGGCGATCTCCTTGAGCATCTCCTGGCTGCGCTCATGCGCACGCAGGCCAACACGGTGGATGTCCCAGAGCATGGCGCCAAGGATGGCGAACAGGAAGACGAGGGTCAGGGTATCGATGGTCATGAGGCTTGCTCCTTCGCGGCAACGAGGGCGAAATAGGCGTGAATACGCTTGAGGATCACGGCGGCTTTCCGTTTCCCGAAGCGCTTGGTCAGCCAGGGCTCAGGGTCTTTATCTGACTTGGAGTTGTTACAGCCACCAAGGCCGTGGCACAGAGGAATCATATTGGTAGCGATAGTGCCAGGACAGGCTGTCGAGGTTATGGGTATCCAATGATCCATAGAGACGATCCATTCAAAACCCTCTTCTCGCTTACAGATGGCGCAGGAGTAGTGAAAATACTGCCGACAGAAGGCTTGCTCTATCACGGTGAAAGTGTCAGGGAGACCACGTTTGCGTGCACGGCGGCGCTCGGCCTTCAAGATAACGTATTCAGGAGGTGTAAGGTCATAGGTGCGTACAGTTTGACGCCGTTTTTCAGGATTGGCGAGTCCATAGGCAAGACGACGCACAGCGATCTCTTCCGCATGTCGCAGGCGATAGGTAGCATCATGCGTGAGTCTTTGTTTAGGATCAGCAAGGCGTTTAAGGCGTTGTTGTTCCTGTCTTTTCACACGATTGGCGGCATGGTAGATCAGATCATAAGCACGCTTCTGAGCCCGATGAGCCTCTTTCAAGGCAGGATCAAGGGCTTCTTGTTCACGCAGATGCGCATAGTAGGCACGGCTAAAGGCGCGATTGTAGGCTTTCTGGGCTTCAGAGCCTCTGTAGGACATGGGCCTCTCCCTCAGATGAGAGTCTCATGATGTGGTACGGCAACCTGCTGAGACAGGCGTTCGCGTTGCAATCGCTAGCCGTACCGTGTGCAAGTATAGCACACGAGGGTTTAGGTAATTATATCCTAGTGGTGGGATAAAAGCGATGGCCGAGCTTCCGGGGTTTTGTGGGCCTACTGGTACTGTTAGGTCTCCTAATGCTGCCTGTGACCGTCTTTTAAATATGTATGTCGAACAGGTAGAGTCTGATAGGAAGCGGTACGTCTTATACTCTATGCCGGGTCTGCGTCAAGTGGCGCTTCTACCTTCAGGCCCGATACGAGGATTATACGAGGCTACAAATGGTAGGGTATTCTGTGCTACATCTACTGGGCTTTTCGAGATTTTTAGTGGTTGGAGCTTTTTGAGTAGAGGGACTATTCATACTGGAACAACTCCTGCTAGCTTCAGCGATGACGGCGTGCACATGGTCTTCACCGTGGACGGCGTCGGCTACGGGTATGCGTTCGCGACCGACGCGCTGACGCCGCTGCCGCTCACCGGGCCGCAGACGTTTGGGCAGGTGGCGTATCTCGATGGCAGGATCCTCGTCCATGAACCGGGCACGCGCCACTGGTGGTTTAGTGGCCACTTCAATGCCCTGGTCTGGGACCCCCTGGCCTTCTACGAGGCCGAGGGCAGGGCGGATGACGTGATGACGCTCATCAGCGATCACCGCGACGTCGTCGTCGGCGGCACGCAAAGTATCGAGTTCTGGCAGTCGACAGGCCGCCCCTTCCCCGATCCGGCGGGCATTGGCCCCTATGCGCGCATGAACAACGTCTTTCTGGAGCAGGGCATCGAGACGCCGTACACGCTGGCCGCGCTGGATAATCAGGTGTATTTCCTGGGCGGCAGTCCCCGCGGTGAAGGCCCTGTTTGGCGCCTGAACGGGTACGCCCCAGAGCGGATCTCGACGCATGCGCTCGAATCCGCCATGAGCCGCATGCCGACTGTAGGCGATGCCATCGCCTGCACCGCCAGGCACGGCGGGCACGCCTGGTACGTGTTGTCGTTTCTCAGTGGCAATCAAACATGGGCGTATGACACAGCCACCCAGGCATGGGCAGAATGGCCGTGTCTCCTGGAGGATGGGTCTTTCGGACAGTACCCGAGTCACACGCATTGCTCGGCTTTTTCTGAGCATCTTTGGGGTGATAGAAACACTGGCGCTCTGTATCTGTGGGACATAGATTACCATAAGTTTGGCCAGAGCACCCGCGTATGCAGGCGTACCTCTCCGCATGTGAGACATGAACACAACCGTCTCCGCTACAACCAATTTCGTCTTGACGCTGAAATGGGTGTTGGCTTGGATGGCGGTCAAATTCCAGGCGCAGATCCGCAAATCATGCTGCGAACAAGCACCGATGCAGGGCATTCGTTTGGCCACGGGAGATGGCGCTCTGCTGGCAAGATCGGAGCGAGGCGCCAGCAGGCCGTCTGGTATGGGCTTGGTCAGAGCCGCGACATGGTTTTCGAGATTACGGTCACTGATCCAGTCAAAATAGCATTCTTAGCAGCGTACCTATAGGTTTCATGAGGTTTTCTTTTTCCTTGGTGGTGTAATGGTCAAGAACAACGGCTGAACAGGGCACAGCGGAGCTTTTCGCCCCTTCTTTGAGTTACAGGAGCCGCAGGCAGGGACAACGTTGTGTACGGTATGTGGCCCTTCAGGTCCTACGGGAGTGATGTGATCTTGCGTGAGGCGTTGCATCTTACGGCTACAATAGACGCAACGGTAGCCGTAATGCTCTTTCATCTCACGCCATTGGGCGGCGGTCAGGTCATTGATGGTGGCTCCAGCTTTGCGGGCTCTCCGTCGATGTGTAGCTGCTATGACTTTTTCAGGATTGGCTTTCTGCCATGCTGAAAGTGCAGCACGTCTTTTGGCGCGAGCAATTGGATCGTCTTTATGCGCTTCATAATACGCTTTACTGATAGCATTGAAATGGTCTCTATGGGCCGCACGATACGCACGATTCTTCGCCTTGCGTTCTTCTTGATGGGAGTGATAGTACGCTTTGCTAATCACCTGAAGTCGTTCGCGATTTTTCGCCTGAGAGATTTTTTTGTATGCACGAGCCCTCGCAAGGCGTGTCTCTTTATTCGCTGCCTCGTAGGCGCGGCTTTGTGCGCGCAGTTTTTCTCTGTTCACGTCGCGATAGACGACGGCCTTTGCGGCAAGTTCTTCTTTGTGCTCGGCAGCATAGGCACGATTATAGGCAGTGGTCTTTTGGTTGTGAGTACGGCGATAGGCACGACTGTAGGCACGCGCAACTTCAGGGTCTTTATGCGGCATGAGTCCATCCTCCGTCGATGGGTCCGGTTTGGTGTGTGGGACAACGCGCCGGAAACGCGCTTTCGGGTTGCAATCCCTAGTCCCACAAGCGAAGTATACCCTAGAAGTATACCATAGTTTAAGGTGGAATACCAGTGGCCGACATCCTCGCGCCCGCCCCTGCCCGGGAAGCCCTCATCCAGCCTGGGGCCATCATCACGCCTCCCTGGCAACGGTGGCTTTCGGACGTCGCGCGCCAGCTTGGCCAGGCGCAGGTGGACCTTGCCGTCTTACGTCGGGACGTGGACGCCCTGCGGAGCGATCTCGACGCCTTCGAGGCCCTCGTGGCCACGCTCCAGGCCGAGCTGGACGCGCTCGCCGCCCAGGTGGCCGCCCTCGTGCAGCCGCAGACGACGACGCTTACCGTGGCCGTGAGTGGCGCGGCGGGGCTCACGTTCGCCGCCATGGCCCCGGCTGGGGCGCAGGTGGTGGGGGTCACGTGGCGCATAGTCACGACGTTCACGGGCACGCTGACCGGGCTGCTGGTAGGCGATAGCGTCGTGGCGGATCGCTGGGGCGTTGCGGCTGCCGTGACCGCAGGCACCACGGGCAGTAGCACCGGCTGGCGTGGCCAGGGCGGTTTCACGGTGCCGAGTGCGTATCAGGTGCTGGCGCAGCCCGTGGGCGCGGGGTACGGCGCGGCCGGGGCGCTGACGTGTCAGTGTACGTGGTGGCCGGCGCTGCTGCCGCCGCCGTAGGAGGTGCTGAGTGGCCAAGTGGTATGTTCCTGGCACGGGCATTGTGGACGAGAGCGAGGAAGGGGCGAACATCCCTGAACCTGGCGAGATCACCTTGCCGAATGGCGAGAAGATCACCTGGGGTATCGAGGGCACGACGAAACTGCCGGAGTATCGCAATACGGCGCAGTATGGGCACGAGGCCTTTCAGTGGGCGCCGGAGCACCGTGCCTGGCAGGGGAGTATGCCGGAGACCGCGCCGGGCTATGTGACGGAGCTCCTGGCCTTGCGGGACCGGGTCCGTGCGGGGCAGGCGCAGCCCTGGGAGCGGGAGCAGTATCAGCAGTGGGAGCAGCAAGCCAGGGCGATT